CCGCTAAACACAGTCCCCGACCCCGGCCATCCGTTTTTTCCTCACCGCGTCCCCGGCGGGTGGACGACAAATGTGTCGCCCGCTCCTCCGGGTCCGTATGGTGCTTACGATCCATCCGGAATGCTACCGCAATTGGGGTCTTTGCCAACATACGGACATCAAATACAAGCGCTAGTACCTACACCATCCCCCGGCGTCCCCGGCGGGTTTGAGCAAAATCCGGCGCAAATCTCCACAACGTTCAACGATCCTACGCAAATGATGCCGCAATTGGGATCCTTGCCGCCAGATATAACTCCCGCTCCTAATCCACAATTGGGGTCTTCGCCCCCTGCTTACGATCCAACTCAGATGACGCCGCAATTGGGGTCTTTGCCAACATACGGACATCAGATACAAGCGCTAGTACCTACACCATCCCCCGGCGTCCCCGGCGGGTGGGAGCCAAATGCGGACACTGGTGCGGACTATGGTGAGGATCCCTTCGGTGGAACCACCGATGATCGTTACGGCCCCGGAGGAGCATTTTAATCTCTAAAGGAGATGATTAATGAATTTCGGACATTTAACGAAGATGATTAACGGAGGAGCCGCTGGTGGGGCGGCTTCGATGCTGATGGAGTTTATGGGTTCAAAGGGACTGAGCCCCGCTATTAGCATGGGAGAAAACACCAGTGTCAGCTTGAACAGCGTCATTATTATCGCAGTCGTCGGGCTTGCTGTGTACTGGTCGAGAAACGGCAGAAAAGCCGAAGACTGATTAAGGAGATAAGTTATGGACGAACCAAACACAGGTACGGTTCAGCGCAACGGCATTGCTATTATGCAGCTTTGGCGCGAGATGGCCGATATGCAAAAGAAACTTGATATTTTAATCAGCGCCCTGGAAACAGAAGACAGCATTGACGCGGCAGCCGCGCGGCCGGCTCCGATTGAATCTTTTGAAAACCCAGCGACGGTAGGATAAGCATATGGCTCAGATGCAGGACGAAGCCTTACAGGCAATTGTCCATGCAGAAATAACCGCTGCTTCCGGTACAACCGGAGATGAGCTGACAATCTCGCGCGCCCAGGCAATGGATTATTATCTGAGCAAAAAGTTCGGTAACGAACTCGAAGGATTTAGTCAGGTCGTTTCGTCGGACGTGCAGGATACGATCGAATCGATCATGCCGGATCTCATGGAAGTATTTGCAAGCGGCGATAATTTTGTCAATTTTAAGCCGCGTCGCCCCAATGACGAAATGTTTGCACGGCAGGCGACCGACTACGTTAATTACATCTGGTACGAGGACAATAACGGCTTCATTAATTTGCATGACGCTTTTAAAGATGCGCTGTTGCAGAAGACCGGCATCTGGAAGGTCGTCTGGGATGACTCTCAGGTCATTAACAACATGAAACTTGCGGACGTTACCAGCGAGCGCGCTGAGATGTATCTGAACGATCCGCAGATTGAAATTATTGAATCCACCGAAATCACGGAAGGCCGTGACGCCCTGTTGGAAACAACCGACGGCAGGCTCTGGGATCTCACTCTGCGCCGTGTTGATGATGACGGACGCTGCAAGGTAATGGTAATACCTCCGGAGAATTTTTTGATTTCCCGGCGTCAGCCAACGCTCGATGATGCACCGTTTACCGCTCATCGCGAAAAATACACGGTTTCTGAACTGATTCTCCAGGGTCACGACGAAGAACTTGTAAAGTCTTTGCCTTCAGACGATGAGCATATTTACAACGAGGAATATCAGGCACGGTTCGATCAGGATGAGGCGTGGCCGGATGAAGACCGACATCTTGACCCGACCATGCGCGAAGTCTGGGTCCACGAATGCTACCTTCTTGTCGACTACGACGGCGATGGTGTTGCAGAAATGCGACAGGTTACGGTGGCGGGTGGACAATACGTTATTCTTTCCAATGAACCCGTAGAGGAGCACCCATTCGCCTATATCACACCGATCAAGATGCCCCACAAATTTTACGGGCGCTCGATCGCGGATCTTGTGATGGAAATACAGGCAATAAAATCAACAGTCTGGCGGCAGTTGCTGGATAACATGTACCGGGTAAACAATGCGCGCACAGCTTACCATGACGGCTTGGTCAGCCTTGATGACCTAAATTCAATGAAACCGGGACAGAATGTCCGCACCAAGGGGCCGCCATCAGAGCTTATGATGCCGATGACGACACAGTCTCTCGGCCAGTATGCTTATCCATTACTGGAATATCTTGACACAATTCGTGAAACACGCACCGGCCAGACACGGCACAACCAGGGCTTACAGGCCGACAGTCTGAATAAAACCGCAGCCGGGATGAATATGCTGCTCGGCCGCGGGCAGCGCCGCGTTATGATGATTGCACGGCTTTTTGCAGAAATCGGCCTGCGGCCGGCTTATATGAAAACGCTGCGCTGCGTCATACGCCATCAGCAGAAAACGCGTGTTATCAGACTGCGGGATGAATGGGTACAGATAGACCCTGCCGAATGGGACATTGAAATGGATGTCATGGTGCAGGCAGGGCTTGGACACGGCACACAGGAACAGCGCGCAATGCAGACGCGCGGTATTATGGAAGTTCAGAAAGAAATCGCGGCAGCGCAGGGCGGGCTTGACGGGCCGATTATCACCTGGGATAAGATTCACGCGGTTTTCAAGGAATTTGTTCATCAGGTAGGTTATCGACAGCATGAACGGTTTATGGACGATCCCGTAAATGCAAAGCCGCAACAGCCGCGTCCGGATCCGGAAATGATGAAAATGCAGGCGGAAGAAGAACGCAAGCGCATGATGGCGCAGGCGGAAGAGGAGCGAAAACGCATGGTTGCGCAGGCTGATGACGAACGCAAGCGCATGGGTATGTTCCTAGAACATCAGCGTAAAATGCAGGAAATGGGTCTCAAGGACGCTCGAGAAAGGGCTGCCGGTGATATGAAGGCGGCAACTGATTTTTCTAAACTCGATACCGAGCGTAATGTAGCGGCCGCGAAGGTCGCAATTCAGAAGGATGCGGCAGAGGTCGCATTCAATGGCAACGGCGTTACAGGAGGATAAAGTGCCAGAATATACTTATGATAAAGCGAATCACGAGCGTGATGGCGGCGTTATGGAAAGCAAAGGCGGTAAAAAAGGCATTGACGATGGATACAGTGCAACGGGCGAAAACAAAAGTTTTTCCGGCGAAGGAAAGGCAAATGTTATCGAATCCCGCCTTAATTCAGGAGCCTCCCGCACGATGGGCAAAAAGGGCATAGGCAGCCAGTAATCCCTTGGGTGGGGAAGGGGGGCCGCTGACAGCGGTGCGCGTTGTGATTGGCGCTCCAGATTATCGCTCCGGCCCCCCACAATTTGTATATCGGTTTGTATTAAGGCAGACATAAAATGGTATTTGTATTTACACTTTTATTAACACATTCATCTTTTTTAATGTTTCTGTAATTTCAAACGAGGATATTGTGTCCGACGAAAATGTACGCCCCCTTTACGATTATGATATTCAGCATCCGGCCCGGACGCTAAACGAAGACGAAATTGACGATCAGGCACGGGTACTGACAGAGCAGGCTGACCTTGGCGCTGATGCGGCGCTTGTGCTGCAAAGCCCAGCCATGCAGAAAGCATTTTCGGATATTGAGACGGCCTGTATTGAGATTTTTAAGCAGACGGGTATTCGCGACGACGAAGGCCGTTTGCGGGCACGGCTGCAGCTGCAGATGGTTGATCAGCTGAAAACCAATCTGCAGGCCATGCTGGACGGGGGCACCGTAGCCAAAAAGGAACTTGCTGGATTGGATGGTCGTAAGAGGTTCCAGTTTGGAAAATCTCTTTTCGGCGGATAACAGGGTCAAAATTAAGATTCTGTTTTACAACGCAATAAAATTATTGTTTGCCAAACGCGATTGTAATGTATTGAAAATGTATATTTACGGCATAACGGTTTTAAGGGTAGTCGATGGCGACACGATCGACGCTGACATCGATCTAGGTTTTAATATCTGGGTACGAAAAGCAAGGATCAGGCTTGCCGGGATTGATTGCCCCGAATCAAGAAGCAGGGATAAAGTCGAAAAAAAACACGGACTGATGGCAAAGGAATGCCTGTCAGAGTTGCTGGAGTCAAAAAAAATTACGTTGGAATCTCATGGCAAGGGCAAATTCGGCCGTGTTTTAGGTGTTTTGTTTAGCGACGGTGAAGATGTTAATAAAAAAATGATTAAACAGCATCATGCCGTGGCTTACAGCGGGCAGTCCAAAGATGATATTATGGCTGCGCATCTGGCTAACAGACAAAAACTGAAGGCTGAAATGTTGCAGTAACCCTTCCACTAAGTGGAAAACCTGTGCCGCCCTTTGGGCGGTTTTTACTTGGGAGTATTTATTTTGGCAGATACAGCGCCAGCGACCCCGGCCGAGCCGGGAGGTGGCACAAACCAACCAGCTACCCCGGCAGTGCCGGGAGGTGGTTTCAGCGACGACCATGAAGCGGTTGCCGCTTTTGTTGATTCATTTTCACAGGATCCGGATGCTTTCGGTGGTGACGTTGCCGGCACCGGGTTCGAAGATGGTGAGACGCCCCCTGCGGCGGCCCTCGACCCTGATAGTGCAGACCTTGCTGTAGACGAGGTCGAACAACCAGAGGAAGAGGAGGCGCAGGTATCCGAGGACGAGGAAACTTCAGAACAGGAAGCAGCCGAGGACGAGGATGGTAAGGACGAAAACGCTGACGCCGAGGAAGGTGAAGCGTTACCGGAGACGTTTGACGAATTTGCCGAAGCGATCGAAATCGAGGCCGATTCTTTAATGGGCCTAAAGATGGAGATCAAGGCGGCTGGTCAGACAGAACTGGTAACCATAGACCAACTCCGAACGGGATACCAGCGTGGTGCGGACTACCAAAAAAACAATGAGAGGCTGAAAGCTGACCGCTCAATTTTAGAGGAGCGGGAGAAGGAAGCCATTGATCTATGGACGCAACGGTTGCAGCAGGCAGATGCCATTCTGCATCAGCTCGAGCAGCGTCCGGCCGATGGTTTAGGGCCGGAGCAGCTTGAACAACTTGCCGACGAAGATCCGAGTGAGTATGTCAAAGTACTGGCTCGGCGGGAAACCAGCCGTAATGAGCGTAACAAATTACAAGGCGCTCTCAACGATCAAATTGCGGCGCAAAACGATGAAGCGACGAAACAGTTACAGCAGAATCGTCAGCGAGAATTTGCCTTGCTACGGGATCGTCAGCCTGAATGGGCTGATGATAAGAAAGCCAAAGAGACTGCGGGCAGGATTGCCTCACATCTCATTAACAACGTAGGCTTTCCCCAAGAGCAGGTCCACGAGTTCTTCCAGGGTGGCTTTCACCACCTGATGATGATAGTGGCCCAGCAGGCAATGGAAGGCGAGGCCTCAAAGGCCGCGGTAAAGAAATTACCGAAAAAAATGCCGTCCAAGGTGAAATTCAAGCGCCCGAAGGCAAGTGTTGAGAAGAAAGGCAAGTCTAATAAGACCAGCGCTCTTTTCCGTGCTCTGGAGTCTACCGGAGGTCGCGATGACGTGGCCGAGGCTCTGGCGGCGCAACTTCTTGATGAAGGAGGATAATCTTGGCAACACCATCAAATACGTTTCTTACCTATGACCAGATAGGGCGTAGGGAAGATCTCGGGAACTTTGTCTACATGGTCTCTCCGACCCGGACACCGTTCCGCAATGGCATCCCGCGGACAATTGCAACGGGCCGCCTCCACGAATGGCAAATCGATTCTCTCGCCAGTGCGGCGCAGAATCGCGTACTGGAGGGTGACGATGCAACAACGGATGCTGTAACCGCAACGACCCGGCTCTCGAACACCTGTCAGATTTCTGACAAGGTGGCGCGGGTTTCGGGCACATCGCAGGCAGTTCAGGTTGCAGGACGGCGAAACGAGCTTGCATACCAAGTCGTGAAAAAATCCAAAGAGATGAATCGAGACATGGAAAATGACTTGTTGGCGAACGCCATTGAGGCAGCAGGCAATACGACAAATGCCCGCGGCCTGGGTGGACTTCCCACTTGGATAACCACGAACACCTCGAACGGTACGAGTGGGTCAGACGGATCTCTTGGAAATACCGCGCGCACTGACGGAACACAGCGAAGTTTCACGGAGACACTTCTGAAGTCTGTGCTCAAGCAGTGTTATGATTCGGGTGGTGATCCGGAATGTATTATGGTCGGAAGTTTTAACAAACAAAAACTTTCCGGCTTTACCGGTAATGCAACCCGTGAAGTGCAGGCTGCCGACAATAAACTGTATGCGGCAATTTCCGTGTATCAGTCAGATTTCGGAGAGCTTGAAGTCATCACAAATCGCTTCATGCGGGCTCGCGACTGTCTGGTTTTGGAAAAACGTATGTTTGCGGTCGCTTACCTGCGACCAATACGTATGGTCAGGTTAGCCAAAACCGGTGATTCCGAAAGACGTCAGATAATCACAGAGTTCACGATGGAGGTGCGTAATGAGGCTTCCTCCGGCGCAGTCTGGGATTTGACGACATCGTAACCATAACAGGCTGTTAGAGGAGAATCAGATGAAGAAGATTCTAAGTACAGTCGCAGCTCTTCTGGTTATGACTGGCGTTGTTGGCATCGCATGGGGCGGTTGGAACATCAAACAAAATGATGATGGTTCAACATCGTGGGTAAATGTGGATGGGGATGCCTATCCTGTTGCCCGCGCTTACCTGACGGTCAACCTTGAAAATCTTGGAACCGCCAGCACGACATACGTGTCAGTGCCATATGCCGGCTCAATATTTCAGGTTGATTCCGTTGTGCACGGTGACGTGAAAACGGCCAGTGAAACTTTGACTATTTCAATTATGTCAGAAGTATCACCGGGTCGGGACTTCATGGCGATAAGCACCAACAACACGATTACTATTGCTTCGGCAAACGTTGATACAACGGGTACGTATCTGCTTGGTGGGGCTGGTGATCGTGATTCGTCAGGAGAAATGGCCGGTAGAGCAAGCGACCATTCGACTACGAGTGAGCAACTCTCAGGCGCACCTAATGTCTCTGCTGGCGGCACCATCGCTATCAGCACAAAGGGTGATTCTGGAGCTGACGTTGATGCGACAATTATCATTTACTTTGATCGTGACCAGTCCAAGGCCACTTTCCGGTAGATGACACGCGTTGTTGGGTTTGGGGCGGCGGGGCTTTTAATCCTCGCCGCCCTGCTCTACGGGCTCGAAACCGGGTCGCCGATTATTCCGCGTTGGATGGCCGTGTATTGCGGAGCGGCCATTGCCCTTGGTCTCTTTGCTGTGGGTGTATACAAATCGAGGTTTATAACATTTACGACGAGTGAGCTGGTTGCGGCCGCTTTTATCACATACCTGGCGTTAACGCTGACGTGGTCACCAGATCCCCGTGACGGTGTTCTGACAGTTGAGGCCATGGGAGTGCTCTACCTGCTCTATATGGCGCTCCAGAGGCTTCCCAGGCCCTTTTTAGGCGGGGCAATATACGTAGGTGCTACGATAGCGTTGTTTGGCGCTGTTGTGTTTGGGTTCGGCCATCAGAAGATTTACGGGGGCATGGGTAACGAAAATTACCAGATGGAATTGTTTTGTGTTTTGTTGCCGCTTGTCGTTGCGGCCTGGTGTGCCATCAGAACACCCGTTTGGTGGATAAGGTTTTTTGCGCTACCGGTAACACTGGCGGCGTTACATTTTATGGTTTTTGTTAATTTAAGTGACTCCAAATGGGTCGCCATGATGGCGGTTCTGTTTGCGCTGGCGGTCTGGCTTGTCAGAAGGCGTCATTATTACATTGCAAGTTTCGGGTTTTTGATTCCGGTCAATTTAGCGCTGTGGAGCGGATGGGCTACAAGCTCTGTCGTCATCAAGGCAATAAGCCACAGGCTGGAAATTGGCTTTAACACGTTTGTTCTGTGGCTTGAAAAACCATTTTTTGGTCATGGAATGGGAAGTTTTAATTTTGAGTACGGGCGGGTGCAGGAAGCGCATTTGCAGTGGTTCCCAACGATGGACACCGTGTTGCATCCAAGCAGTGTTTTTGCCGGTGCAGCTCATAATGAGCTGCTTCAGCTGGCGGCAGAGGCGGGTCTGGTCGGCGTTTTAATCGCGCTGGTTTTGATCGGGTTTATGGTTTACAGATTTTTTACGAAGGAAAAGGATGCACTTGACATAGGCGCAGCAATGTCTCTTCTGATAGTGGCCGCGCTTTCGCAAATCAGTTTCCCGTTACAAAATCCGGCCACAATTACAGTTGTTGTTTTTTGTGCTGCGGCACTCATGCAAAATGAGCGGCCGCGTTTAACTCTAAAATTGCCTTTGCTCACTTCAAGAGTATTTGGCGTGATGTTTGTTACGGTTGGTGCAGGTATTGTTATTTCCGGCTCTACTAATTTCAGGGCTGAAAAACTTTTTACCAATACCATAACGAATATACGGGTGGCGCATCCCGCGGCGTTACAGGCGAATCTGGAGGCATATCAACTTTATCCATACGAACGGCGCTACCGGCATCAGCTAATGCTGACGATCGGGGCATTGCTAAAAAATGCACATGGTGATGTAACCATTACAAAAGAAGCAGCTGACCAGGCGTACAAAATTGCCAACACAGCGTCTCTTTACATGCCTGCTATTCAGATGACCAGACTTGAATATTTGCTGAATGGGGAGAGATGGAAAGAGGAGCCGGACGAAATTAACGCGTTACTGGGGTGGCTGAAAATACACGCTAAACTGCAACCTGGTGTCTGGGTCGCCGAAGGCCATTATGCCGCAAAAACCGGCGATGCGCCTCGTCTGATCAATGCGATCAATACCGGTTTGTTGTTGCCGACCGACACGCACGATGAAGCATTAAAACGTCTGGCAGGGTTTATAAGGACAGAAACGAGTTTGGAGACTCCATTATGAAAAAATATTTAGGTTTTCTGGCTGTATTTCTTTTTGCGACACCAGCGCTGACTGCAAATATAGTAGATTTTCAGGCAAAAAGTGTAACCAGCCTTGTTTTGACGACTCATGTCCGAACAACGTCCGCGGTAATTGGAGATTTTGGTTCTTACTATCGGTTGAATTGTACTGTTGCTTGCAGTGTAGCAGTTTCTACGACTGATTTCCGTGGAACATTCGGCGTTGGCACAGCAGCTACGAATTATATTTATATGCCGGCAAATGAAACAACTTACGTAAAGGCGTCGGGCAAACATTATATTATTGGTCAGGGCGTATCGGCCGGGACGTTGTTTATTACTGAGATGTCACCATGACCAAAAGGCTTTTGGACCGTTACGACGGAATGGAAGAAATTTTTCATTACGATGAAATGACGGACAGCGTCGCGATTGAATACAGGCAGGACGTAACGCCGACCCTGGAGAACAACAAAAATCTTCAAAACGAACCTTATAAACCGGCCATGGGCGATGTTTGGATGCGGCACGTTGCTGATATTCCGCCCGTCGTACAGCTGCAGTGGCTGAACGAGGATGGAGTTGATTTTACGACACTGCCCCGCGGTGAAAAAATGCAGTATCTTAGGCGTAAGTTAAATGATCCATCGTATCGTCATTTAAGAACCACGCTCTGCGTTGTATGAAACAGGTTGCTATTGTTGGCCTCGGGCTGGCAACACATGATGATGCACCGTTTGTGGATCCTGAGTGGGAATGCTGGGGATTGCCGTGGGACCGTGAATATTGGGTGCATTACGACCAGTATTTTGAAATGCACCCCCGCTCTTTGCTTGAATTACCGGAGTCTAAACGAGAAACAGGATACTTTGATAAACTCGCAGAGATTGATCACGCACCCATTTACATGCACCAGCACTGGGACGATATTCCTAATTCTGTAGCTTTTCCCATAGAGGAAATGCGGTCCACGGTATTTGCAAATTTTCCGCGCAAATACTGGAAGCAAAAGCCGCAAGTTGATTGGTATAATTCTAGTCCCGGGTATATGTTAGCCAAGGCGATTCACGAGGAATACGACCGTATCGGGCTGTGGGGTTTTGATATGGAAAGCAAGCGGGACTATACGTATGAACTGCCTAACCTGAGTTTTTTAATTGGTCTCGCCATAGGGCGAGGAATTGATGTTTATTTACATGAAGGTGACAGGCCGGTAACTCCGCTTTTAGAGTTTACAAATGAAGGTATCTGGCTGGGTGAACTGAACCCTGTCTACACAGAACGATATGGGTATTTAAATGGCAACGATAACTACACGCGCTGAACTTTTAACTGCTGTCAATAACGAGCTGCATCGCAGCTTTTCCACTTCCGATCAGGATTACGCAATTATCAATGCAGAAAACAAAATTTTTAACGATAAACGGCTGCGTATTCGTTCTATGGAAACAAGCAGCGATGTTACGATTTCGTCCGGCGACCAGACATCATCACTGCCTACGCGCTACGTGCGTCAGCGTCGACTATACCTGTCTACCACACCAATTGTTCGGCTACGTTACATGACTCCCATTAATTTTTGGTCACGCTACGCCAGCACCCTGACAGGTCAGCCGATTTCTTACACGATCGAAGGGGAGAACTATACATGGGGTCCAAAACCGGATGCCGGCTATACTGCCAAGTCTTTGCATTATGCGAGACCGGCTCGTCTCACCCAGGCAGACAGCAGTAACGGGATTCTTACCGACACCAGCCTTTATTTCTATGGCGTTCTGGCTCACTTAAATCACAATCTGCGCCGTTTTGATGCCGCCGCTCACTGGTTTGCTATGCTCGAAGACGAAATAATTTCCGTGACCAGCGCTGACGAAGCAGATCGCCACTCGGGTGATACGATGGTTCAGGAAGACACGAACGTGATGGTGGTTTGATGCCTTACGATATTAGTCTTCCGCAGCGACTGGCCCAGATTCAGCGCGCTACCGCCGGCAATGTGGATCTGGCGCCGCCTGTTATTATACCGTTTAAGGGCTGGATGCCCGATCGTTCAGAGCTCGGTAATCCCGGCGAAACGAACGCAACCAATGTTATTCCATTTTCTGATGGCTATCGGCCGATGAAGGCAATTAATGCGCGATCGCAGGCACTCACCGCCAGATGCCAGGGTGCCGTCGCCTCCAGAAACAGCGAGGGGGTCGTTTTTACTTACGCTGGTGACGCAACTAAATTATATGAACTGACGGTCGCCGAAACGGTTAGCGATGTTTCAAAGTCCGGAGGTTATAGCACATCGCCGGATGGTCAGTGGGAAGGCGTAGATTTTGGCGGCGAAATTATTATGACCAATTTCGATGACGAAATACAGAAAAAGACTGTCGGGGCCGCAGGCAATTTTTCCAATGCACTGACAAGTGACCAGACATTTAAAGCCAAACATCTTGGTGTGAATGGCGATTTTCTTGTCTTTGGTTATACCAGTGATGAGACAGACGGCGAAAAACCGAACAGGGTACGCTGGCTTGGAATCAACTCTACAAGCGATGCAGAAATTAGCGCAACAACGCAGGCGGACTATCAGGACCTGCCAGAAGGAGGGGCCGTTCGCAGAATAGTCGGAGGACGCGACTACGCCCTTGTTGTTCAGGAAAATTTGATTCGTAGAATGCAATATCGTGGTAGCCCGACGGTATTTCGAATTTATCCGATCGATCGTATGCGCGGCACGGTTCTGCCGGGTTCAGTAGTGGGTCATGGAAAACGTGTGGCGTTTTACAGCGAAGATGGTTTTATGATGAATTTTGGGTCTGGTGAATCACAGCCGATTGGCAGCGAACGTGTTGACAAGTTTTTTAAAGATAATTTTGACAAGGTTTATTTTAGCCGCATGTTTTCAGCGATAGATCCGGTTAACAAACTTTTCATGTGGAGTTTTCCGGGCGAAAGCCAGTCGACAGCGGGAGAGCCAAACAGGATATGGATCTATCACTGGGTAACTGATCGCTGGTCTGAAGCAGAAATAGACTTACAGCTTGTGTTTTCAGCCTTTCAGCCGGGTAAGACGCTTGAAGATCTTGATGATATTTCATCCACCCTGGCTGGTCTGCCATTTCCGCTCGGATCAAGGGCGTGGGCCGAGGGTGGTTTAGTGCTTGGCGGCTTTAATTCTTCAAACGTATTTTCATTGTTTGACGGCGCCAATCTGGCAGCAACTGTAGAAACAGGAGAAAAACAGCTTTTTCGGAACCAACGCGGACAAGTCAACGGTATTAGGCCTATCGCTAACGGCGGCACAATTACATGCGCGGCGTCCACGCGAGATCTGCAGACGGCCTCTGCCAGCTTTGGGTCGTCTTCATCGATTAACAGTGACGGAGTTTGTCCGGTGACCGAAGAGGGCCGTTATCACAAGATTAGGCTGTCAATAGCCGCTGGCGGAACATGGGACTATGCACAGGGTGTCGAGATTGATGCTGTACCGACCGGTTTTTGATTGATGGTATTGTTCAGTCCAAGGGCTGACGCTCTAGCCAAAGGGTTTCAAGAGGTACAGCTCGATCACGAAGATGAAGAGGAGCATCGCCGAATTTTAGCCGAGGCGGTGAACAACCTGCTTGAAGGAAAATTTAATTCGGTTGGAACGGTAACTCTGGCGGTAAGCGCAACCACAACCACGCTTACTGATCGCCGGATAGGTCCTAACTCAGTTATTTTGTTCACCCCGACCAGCGCCAGTGCGCGCTCTGAGGGGGTTCCGTGGGTAAGTGCCAAGGCAACAACGGAACATACATGTGTATTAAATCATACCAGCAATTCCGCTACGGATTTGACATTTGACTACGCAATATTTGGCTGAATCTTGGAATGGCAGTTTGTTCGAGCTGGTCGAGCCGGCTTTTGTATGGCCTGTCTGGAAAACAGTCGAACCGTTGATTGAAAAAGCACTCGACTATGCGCACGGTTTAATCAGCGTGGACGATGTCCGTTCAGGGCTGGAGCGCGGAGATATGCAGTTATGGCTTTCGTGGCATGAAAATGAAATTGAAGCTGTGTTTGTTACGGAGATAGAGCCTCACCCGGGCGGCAAAGTTTTGAATTTTACAGCGGTCGGGGGTCGCAACCGCGATAACTGGCTTGAGTTTGAGGCCGTAATATCGAACTGGGCATCCAAACACGGGTGTCGTGAACTTCGTGCTATAGGACGAACGGGATGGAAACGTGCCGCAAAGGGGTGGTCTCCTGCCGGCACTATTATAAGGAAACCAATCGATGGGCTTATTCAGCAAGGGTAGCTCGAGTGCACCGGCACCGGTGTCGACTACAACGCAAACCACTTCTTCAGAGCCGCCGGCATTTCAGGTTCCTTTTATTAAAAAAGGACTGGAAGCAGCGGAGAGGGATATTCTCGGTCGACCGCAGCAATTTTTCCCGGGATCGACCGTAACTCCATTTTCACCTCAAACAGAAGCCGCGCTCACCGAAACCGAACGCCTTGCCCTCCTTGGTTCTCCCAATATTGAGGCGGCGCAGGATCTGGCGGCACAAAATATACGCGGAGATTTTCTCTTACGAGGCAACCCGTTTCTGCAAGAGGCCGTAAAATCAGCTACAAGGCCGATGACAGAAACCTATCAACAAGATGTTGTTCCGGGTATTGATGCACAATTTAGTTCTCAGGGACGCTATGGCAGCGGTCTGCATAATCTCGCCCGACAGCGGGCCGGACTGGATTTCGCCGATCGTGTGGGTGATGTCGGAAGCCGTCTCGCCTATCAAAATTACGCCAACGAGCGCGCACGGCAAGAGGCGGCGGCGGCGGCGGCGGCGAATTTATATCAGGCAGGTTTCACGCCAGCCCAGCAACTGGCCGGGGTTGGTGCGGCTCGCGAAGGACTTTCTGACGCCCAGTTGCAGGACGCCATTATGAGGTTCAATTTTGCACAACAGGAACCAGGCATCAGAGCACGGGAATATGGAGCGCTGGCTGGTTTGGGTGGTGCCCTCGGTGGTCGCCAGGTAGCTCAAACATTAACGCCTGTCCAGCGCGGGAATCCGCTTTTAACCGGCCTCGGCGCAGCTAGTCTTGGGGCCGGAATTGCTTCTAATC